TTGTAGTTCTCAAACCGTCATTCATTAAATTTAATCTAGACAATACCGATGTCACATTATCAGATAATTCCCCAGCAAATTTAATGCCTTGAAATGACAAATACATACCTGCAATGCTTTTTAATGTCCCCATTAGTCCATTTGCAGCACTGTTTGCCCCTGTCAATTCCCTTCCTAAAACAGAAACGGCGTGTGCTGCCCCTCTTATCGGTGTCGTCATTGTCTGAAAAATCCTCCTAAGTAATGTCACACGTTGTGTCTGTCTTTGTGTTTCTTCCGTTTGCCTTTGTGTTTCTTGCGTTTGTCGTTGTCTTTCACGTGTTTGCCTTTGTGTTTCTTGTGTTTGCCTTTGTGTTTCTTGTGTTTGTCGACGGGTTCCTTCTGTTTGGCGTTGCGTTTGTTGTGTTTGTCTTTGTGAACTTTCACTTGCTCTATTCATAAACTGTTGCATTGCTTCAGACATTGTCAATATGCTATTTGTCTGTTGTTGTATAGCTTCTGTCATTTGCTGTAGTGCATTTTCGGACGCTCCCGTCAATCCTGCCTCTGCATTTTGTTGTTGCTGTATTGTTTGCAATGCACCATTTGCTGCTAAACCCACATCATCATAGCTTCTTGCAACTTCCGCACCACTTCTGCTAAATCCTGTCAAAGCTTCTTCCATTTCCACAATAGTCGCTTCAGCATTTCTGATTTCAGCCCTAGCTGCTTCAAAACCCGTAACATCAATACTATTCCTTGATACCCTTTGCATTTGCTCGAAATGGCTTATTGTCATATTTAAAGCATTTGTAATGCTCTGTAATGCTGGTGTCATACCATTTGCAAGTTGTATTGTGGAGCGTATCTCACCCATTTATTACACCTCCTTAACGAATAAAGTTCCTAACCTATCCTATCTAGCACAATAAACTTTTGCCCACCTGCCATTTTAGCAAGTACGACTTTTTCACCTTCTGTCAAATGATTTTTAACCAGAAATTCTTTTTCCCCTACATAATCATGACTGTGTTCTATGCAATGTTCCCCACAACTGCCGCCCATTTCTGGTTCTGTAGTATGGTCTACTTCCATAACAACAGTATAATCTGTGACATTTCTTGTCAAAAATAAAAATTCTTCTGTCAACGTCAATTTTTGGTCAAGCTGTATATTTAACGGGCTTTCAGAAACAACCACACCTATGCAGAAATCGCACGGGCTACTATTTTGCACGGCATCAAGTGCCGCCTGTTTTATTATTTTTAGAAATAATTCCTCATTTGCCATAACACCACCTACTCTACAAATTCCTAGCCTTTTAATGTCAAATCCATAACGTGTAAATTTTGCTCAAATGTGTGTTTGACTTTTTCCACCCACATTCTGTTGTTTAGCACAATGTCACCTATGTCCAAATTCACATAAATTCCCGTGCCAGCCCTCACTCTAATGTCACCGAACGCTCCTTTTATCTGTAAATTTCTTGTCTTTCTGTTATATATTTTCAAATAGGCTTCCGCTCTCACTTTTGCCAATTCTTTACTACTCACTTTTTCATAATACTGCAACGTACCCCAATTCCCCATATTTTCATCATTTTGCGTCTGAAAAACTTCCCTCACACCTGTTTCTTTATTGTCATAGGCAAGTTTGATTTTGTTATAAGTATCACTGTCAATGCTAGTAGTATAACTGTAATCTTGTATATTGCTGTCGTTTATCAAAAAGTCATCAAGTACCATATTTTCCATATCTTTCAAAAATAGAAAGCCAAAATCATCATAAAGTACAAAGTTTTTGCCTGTAACAATTAACGTATCGTCAAGTATTTCTTCTAACATATCAAAAAGCGTTTTGTTGTCAAATATCCTTGTTTGAGCCGAAAAACCAGTATTTTCAACGCCACTTCCTAGCTTTAATGAAAAATTCCTACCTATTAATTGCAACAATTCTGTAGCCGTTCCGCCGAATATCATAGTATCTTTATTTTTGAGATAACGTAACTGGTCATACGCAATAATGTTAATAATGCCGTCACCCACTCTTGATTTTTGGAAAACATACCCATAAAAATAAGGCGTGCCATTGACTTGAAAACTTATCGCATCGCCTTCGTGAAAGTCTAATTTGTCATCTTTTAACACTTTACATTGCAATTTTCCTGCGGTGCTTCTTCTACTAAATTCTACTGTTACGCTTTCACAAGCAATAGGTAACATAACATTTCCTTTGTGTTCAATAAGCAGTTCACGAGCATTACTCGTTAACTTCCTAATGCCTTTTAATTCATCATTTGCTTTTGCAACGGGCTTGTTATCCTCACCATACACAATTTGTATAGATGTAATTTGTTTATTTTCACTTTCTGAAGCATTTTCAGAACCACCAGAACCACCGCCACTGCCTGTATAACCTTCTCCTTGATACCGCAACAGTGCACAAACTTTAGTAGAATATGTATTTTTGCCTACTTTACCAACGCCATCACGAGGGTTGGCGGCGTGGGTGATGCCGCCGTACTGATTTACTATCATAACGTGTGTAATTTTATTTGCCCTCGCTGTGGAATTATCTGTGCAACAAAATATAATATCGCCTGGCTGGTATTTCTCCACAATGCCAGAGGGTGACGGTAGATTTTTACCTATTTTGGCATAACTATCCGGATATAACAGTTCGAAACCTTTGGCATAACATTCTGTACTACTCACATCTACTTTACCGCCTGTATCTTTGTGTACCAGCTTCACGCCAGCAGCGTCAAACGCCCTATATATCAAGCTTGAGCAATCAAAACTATTTGCTCCATATCTATTAGCTTGACTGTAGCTTTTGCCAATTTGCCTATCTACATACGCTAATACTTCATCAATTACACTCATACCATCACCCCCTCATATTTTTTGATATTTTTTTTTTAATTCTTTTGTTTCTTCTGCTTCAATCTCAAAACAAGCAAATAAAAATAACTTTTCTCTTTTAGATAACTTCATAAATTGAGAGGGCAAAATGTGCAATTTTAGCAAGCAATGACACGCCAATGCACTTTCCCAATCGCCCTCTTTTATTAGTTTTTTGCTTCATCAAGCAATTCATCGGCTGTTTTATTCATATCATTTATGTGAATTACAAAATCAGTCAATCTGTTATATTCTGTTACCGTCAACATTTTTTGCAATAAATCCTCACTACCCATAGCATTGTAAGCGTCTTGCAATTTTGCATTTTGTAAATCTGGATACACCACACTAGCCGCTGCCATTTTTGACAAATGCAATATTTCATCATAATCCCTTTGTGGTACTCCTTTTTTCCCAGTTGTTTTGGTAATGCTAGATTTCATAAGTTTGTTGTTTTGTTCCGCTGTAAGTACTCTAATTTCCCATTCAACGGGCTTACCATTTTCTACAAATCTATTGCTCACTACTATTTTTTTATTTTCAATGTCTATTGGTTTCAAAAATGCTTCTAAACTCATATGCTTTTCTCTCCTTTCCAATTTTTCTATCACATTATATAAAAATTCTCCTATAGCACAACCTAAAAATCCACCTAATATATAGTAAATATGTTCCACTACATATCACATTCCTTCAAGTTCTTCAAATTCTTCTGGTAAATCCCAGCTCTCAAAAGTAAAGTCAATTTCTTCATCTAAATAGTTGTTGTTGTTTGCGTCCACTTTTGCCACAATGGTTTTGTTTAAATTGCAGCCCTTTAATATTGTAGTCTGTCTACCAGCCGCACTTGTAGGGTCGTCATTTGTTACTATCATATCGAAATATAAATCCTCGCCCGTATCAACGAACTTTTTCATAATTTTTCGAAATGTTGATGTGTTGTAATGGAATGTAGCAGTACCAGTACCTTTTGCTCCTACTGTTTTATTTCCCTTCAACGGCTGTCCCAATATAGGCACTTCAACCTTTATTTTTTCAACAGTCGCTTCAATTTTTACAGCACTCATAAAATTGATGCGTCTACCATCAATCAAAACGTAACATTCACCGCTACTACCTGCTATAGCATCTCCTGCTATCATTTTTTTATAAGCCATACTAATCCCTCCTTATCATCTTACAATTACTGTCATATACAATTTTTCCATAGACTGTACTGGTGTGACATAAGTCGTTACAACAACACTTTCTTTGTCGTCACCTTGTTCTACCACAACATCATCTGAAACAAAATCTGTTATGGCTTCTATTTTTTGCAACTTACTATAAAAATCAACAATATCATTCCAAAAAGCAATACGCCCAGCATAGTTATTTTGCACTTTTCCCAAATATTTACTATTGAATATGCTTGCGATGTCATTGCCTATCTGGTCAAGCACTCGAATGACTTGATTGCTCTGAAAATATTTGTTTTTCTGTTTTGTGAGTGTCACAAGAGTATTATTGTCTTTTAGTATGCAAACTTTATCGCCAACTTTGTGGAATATCAGCTTACCGCTTTCTACCGCCTGCTGCAACTGTCTTTGTGTGTAGTCAGTGTCGATGTCATACTCCCCA